TGCGGGCGGCTGCGGCAGCATCTGCGCCATCGGGTCGGGATACTCCGAGTGCTCGATAATCTCGACCTCGTCCCCCTCCATCAACAGCGCCAATTCCTCGTCCGACAGCCCCGAGTACGTCTCGGTTATCTGATCGGAGCGGACCTCCCACTGGCATTTAATGTATCCCGTCCGCAGCAACAGCGCATCCTTGATCGCGGACACGAGCCACACGAAGCCGTTGTTACGCTCCAATGCGACAAAGTTAACGTAGTCCGTCTCTTGCGTTGCCTGATCTTCGTCGTCCTCAGTGATGGGGTCGAACTGGACGATGCGGTCCCCGCCGACGAATGGCTTAACCACGTTGGCGACCACGCCTTCGACCACGTCGGCCACGTCGCGGGACACGACAGACGAGCGCCCCGGCTGTTCATCACCGTAGGGCTTGCCATAGTAGCGGTCGATAGCGTCCGCGCGGTCAGCCGAGACTTGCCCCTGCACAGCGCCCAGCGCCGTTTCTTCGGCGGCGCTAATCGCGGCAAGTAGGGATGCGTCGGACAGTCGCTTATTCATCTATGGTAATAGTCTTTCTGGTGATGGGCGCAACACGGTGCTCATAACATGGCGCAGCCGTACACCATGTTTCGCTGTAATTATTCAAATCAGGGCAATCAAATCGCACCGAAGCCGTAGGCCAAGGAACCGGCGCAGATACAGGCACCGCCTCAGGTAACGCGCGCCCAATAGCCAGCGCGGCGGGGACCGCCGCACCCATCCCGATAAACTTGAAAAAGCCGCGACGAGTTGTCACACCACACCTCGGTTATCGTATTGAATCGGCTTCCACTTATGGATGGGCGACTTGCCCTGCGCGAAGGTCAGACAAAACGCGTCAGCAAGGTCCGGGCTTGTAACCCCGCGCCGCTTCATCTCGTCTTTGCCCTCGACCTTGATTTTCCCGTTACTGCGTATCTGATATGTCGGCAGCGTCAACTCGGCTATCAAGGCATCGTCCTCGCACATGCTTACGTCGCGGGCCTGGAACCACTCCCGCGCCTTAAACCACAACTCATCCCTCAACCGCTCATAGCGGTCCTGCACGCTTGGGCTTTCGGCCACATTGACGCCGATAACCGGCAGGTTTAGCTCTTTCATCCGGTCCACCACACCAGCCCCGATGCCAATCACATCAACGCAAATAGCCTCAGGCTTCGGGTTAGCATTGTCATATTCCAGCTTAACCAGCCCCGCCACCTGCATTGTGTCTTTGCCGCTCCAGAACTTGACCTGGTCCGGCTTCGAATTGCCATTCCGCTTGCACAGCGCCGTTCTATCTTCACCGAACCTCGCCACATCCAGGCCCCATCGGATCGGACCGAATGGCTTAACGTCGCGCCCAACGGCAGATTCGATGATGTCTAGCGGGATCACGCCGTCAGGGTTACCAGCGAAGTCACCACGCACCCGAATGCGATAGATGGCCGACTGCTTGCCATACTTCGACGCCATGTCCTCGATGTATCCAGGGGACACCAGCGGCGATTCCTCGCCATTCCAGTGCAGCGCCGCCCACCGCTCGCGCATCTTGTGGTGGCTGTCGTAGAAGTAGCCTTCCATGCGCGTGGGGTTCGCCGCCATCACCACGAACGATCCTTCCGTGGATAGCGCGCCCTCGGCCACCTGGAACACTTGGTCGGGGATGCCCGACGCCTCATCAATGACGAATAGCAGGTTTTCCGCGTGGAACCCTTGCAACGCCTCGGGACGCTCCGGTCTGCTGGTGCGCGCCACGGCGAAGCTTTCGTTTGGCGCCGCTTTCATATAGAACCGCTCGGCAGACCACTCGAATTCCCCTCGAATCTCATCTGGCAGCTTACGGAACCATAGAGCTAACTCCGCCCACAGCACATCTTCCAACTGGTGCGCGGTCGGGGCCGTGGCCGGAACCTTACACGGCAGATAGCAGCACATGAACCAAAGAATCGTCCACGCCATGAACGTAGACTTCCCTGTGCCGTGCCCGGAGCGAATGCTTACCCGGCGCTTAGTGACCAGCGCGCGGCCAGCCTCCCATTGCTGTTCAGTCGGCTTGGCGCCTAACGCCTCTTGGGCGAAGAGGCATGGACCGCCCTCACGCCACCGGAGGATCGTTTGCTTTGCTGCCTGTTCCTGATCCAAGTCCGGCCAATACGTCAAACAGACTGCCGCGCACCGTGGCGTCTATCTCGGTGGGAATGAGTTTCGAGGCAAGCTGGTAGAACTCTTTGGGATTAGCCCGGCCCCACGTTTCGAGATTGCATTCGGGGTCAGACTGTAGATTCTCGAACGCCTCCCCGAACGCCGCCTTTACTGTCCGCTGGAGCTTGTTTTGCGACCCCTTCGGCCTGCCAGGGCCAGGAGTGCCATCACCGACGGCCATTGTTTTCCTTAGTTTGTTTAACGATCCGCGCCAGCCGCTATCCGGTCAAGGATGGCTCCGGCCATGTCGTCAGTGAATGTAGATACGCCGCTCATTAGTCAGTTATCCATCGCCGCCAGCGGGTAGCGGTTATCTGCTCCCACTCGCCGCTGTAGTCGATACCGGGGTGCGGGTCGGAATAAGTAGTCAATGGGGTTCCGGCACGAAGCTTGCCATCGTCAGGAGGCCACTCGGGAAGCAGCCCTGTTCGTTCGGGTTGTGGACATCGCTGCCCGTATAACGCACATGGACCCGGCCATCCTCGTCGTATGACAGCACGCGAGCTAGTCGGCCAGTCGGAGTTTTGATCCTTGTTCCGAGCGGGAATTTCACTTAACCGTTGCCCAGTCGTGCCGCTTATCGAGAGAACGCGCTTGGATGACTCGCACCCGGTTTTGCTTGCGGCTTTCCTTACGGAGTTCGGTGAATACGCTAGATCGCTTTTTGGCAGCGGCCGTGCAGCCCATCAGCACCGTAACCACCTCGGCTTTGGCAACCCCATCCCACAGGGCGTCAGATACCGGCTTGAATCGCGTCGCCATGAATGGCCGAGCCCGCATTGACCACCAGATATAGTCCGCGCCGACCTCCGCACAAATAGTCTCATCGGAAGCGGAACCCTCTTCGACCAGCAGGGCATTCTTGATTGCGATGAAGGCCGACAAATCCTTTTCCCACGCTCGGACCAAGGCCCACGCCACCGACTCGCGCAATCCGTATCTCCAAATAAAAAGGGGCCCGACTTTTCAGTGGGGGCCCCTGCCGGTTCGCGGTAGTCCCCTTACCGGGATGATGCCCGCGCAATAGGCGGGCAAATCGCGGGGGCAACTGTGGCACCCGCAACGCAAGTGTAAACCTTACAATTGGTAAATAGTGCAGGAAAAGGTTGTCAAGTCACGCCGCGATCTTTGCCCAGCACCGCTCCAGCTCGCCGGTATGGTGCTGTCGTGGCTTGCGTAGCTTGGCTGGCTGCGGGTCCGGTTCCTGTCCCTTGGCGATCCTTGCTAATCGGAGCCATTTACGGCGCTGTTCAACGGGCGCGGCCAAGTTCAGTAGGCTGGCGACGCTGCTGCCCCTGCCGTCTGTTGGGCGTTCGCCGCAGGCATACCAACGCGATGTCCATGCCCTACCCTCGTGGCGGGCGTTGCCGTTGGCCTCCATCCGGCGCAGGGAATTGCTAATCGAACTTACATTGCCACGTTGCAGGCGTTCTGCAATAAGCCGCAGCGATGCGCCCGGATTGGCATTAAGCACGCGCCATACGTCACCCAAGCGGAATCTCCGGTTCATGCTACCCATCGAATCACCTTTTTCTCTGCCGCGTCCTCGGCGTCAAGCAAGGCCCTAATCGCCGCATGGACCTTGGGCATGTAGGACTCGCGCCGCTTGTAGAAGTGGCCGCAGATGACGTGCCTCGGTGTCATCGGCAGCCGCTGTATCAGTCGGTCAAGCTTCTCCGCGTCCATGTGGTTGATGCGTGGCGGCGGGAGCTCCGGCGTCTCCTCCTCCCCCGTGCGGTCAGCGCGACCCATCTGGTAGATCGACCCGCTCCCCGCTTCTGGGTCTGGCCTGTCGCTGTCCTGGCGCCCCCAGCGGCCCCAATTAGGCAAGCGCATCTTTAGCATCACGTCGAAGTCCGATAGAGCGTCAGTCATGGCCCTTCCTCCGTTTCACACCTGCCATGTGATCCAAGCTCGTCCCCCAATGCGTCCACACCCGGCCCTCAATCGAGGACTGTATGGCCTTGACGCCATGTTCCGGGCGCTGGTCCGGGGGCAGCGTCCACTCCCCAGCCCGGATTAGCGTGGCCCCGAACGTGTCGCGGAATTCGTCAGTCCGCGCCGCGAACGCGGGACACGCCGCCCGGTTGTCGTCGCGCTTGGGTTCGGCTGCTCGGGCGCGGGCACCGATGGCGAGGGCGCGGGCGGCGAGGTCGCTCATTGCGGCCCCTCCGGCAGCCGCATCCAGTGGGAGACCATAAGCGGCTTCTCAAGATTCTCGTCCACGCCCGTCCAAATTCCCTGCATATGCGGGCGGCACACTATTTCAATGTGACCGATCCCATCCTCCTGAACAACCCAGCCGAGCAATAATTCATTGTTGGGCGGATAC